TTGACGAGGTAAAGCATTTTGATCAAGCATAATAACAGTACCCAGCTCGTCAATAAGAATATCTGCAATCTGATTATTTACAAGATTATAACCAATCTGGAACGGTTTCATCTTATCTACAAGAGCTACTGAACGGCTGTTCCTATCTGAGAAAACAGAACCTTCTACTGGTAGCTTACACCCATATGGTGTAAAGTCACCTTTAAATTGGAATTTTACAGGCTTTATGTTAAGATAAATAGGCGCAAGTCCTGTTGCATCAGCATTACCATAAAAGGTAGGTCTATTTGGTCCAATTTTAAGTCCTCCCCAAACCTCATTAATCCAAATCCACTCAATGTGTTCACCGTAGACTAGGTTATCTGGTGTTTTTCTTTTAACAACAGATGTGTCATACAGGGGTTTATTTGTCACTTTAAAGTTCTCATCTACAATCATTTTGATTTCGCTGCCATCTTCTTCAATACGTGTTAAATAACCCAGCATACGCTGTGATTTCCAGTAAACAGTAGTAACTCTTAAAAGGTTTGTAGTACCATAGTCATAAAGGTCCTCGGATTCTTCCAAGATCTGTGTGATCACATCGTCACCTTGTCCAAGGAAGCGGTCGTTAACACTAACGAACTGACGGTAACCCAAGGATGGACCTTCTGTATTCCATTTATGAGAACGTGTAGCATCGTAAAAAGTACCATCATTTTGATATCCTGAAATTGCATAACCGGCTGCTTTAACCGGATAAATTGCTTCTAAGGATCTCAGCTGCTCTTCAGTCATCATATAACCATATTTGTCAATGATATCTGAAGGACTCATAAGATCTACTTTACCAGCCCAGTTACCCTGTGAAATGTATCTAACTTCTGGTGATTTATGATAGAAAGTCAATACCGGATTCCACAATTCAATTTCGTAGTCATCCTCATTCATCTTAAAATGCCAAAACTCTCTATCGGTAATAAGCATGTCCTTAAAAGCCATATTTTCAAGTTCTTTCAATTTAAAGCGCTCTTCATCAACAAGATGCTGATGCATAGCCCATTGCTCAATCATTGAACGATAGTCTTTTTTAAAGTATGCTTCAATTTCAGGTAAAGACTTAAGATTTTCAGGATTCAAAGCTTGTTGGGCTTCTTCAGAATCCATTTGCATTCCTTGTGCCATTAGCATTTCTATCATCTTTGCTTCAGCATGAGATAATAGATATTGCTCTACCATAAGACGCTTTTCTTCAAGCATCTCATTATAAGAGATTTCATCAACAGCACGATACATTATCCGGTCATTGCGTTTAGCAAATTCACCAGATAGTACATTAACCACATTAGGAATGATTGGAAAAAACTTAAGCTCTAGCGCAGACTCATCAGTCTTTGTCAGAATATTAATAAGATCTGCCTGTTCATTATCTTCTTCAATAATGTAATCAGTCTTATCAATTATACCATTGGCAAGCTTATAGTTTTTAAGAAGTTTGCGGGCATTCCTGCGAATCTGCTTCAGTCCTTGCATTTCATACCAGTCCATGTTCCATGCACCCCATTCCTCTGTTTTGTCTTTTGTACACAAAAACTGTATAGGTTGAGTAATTGTACCCAACCGATTATATTCAGCTTTAGCGCCGTTTTTTATCTGTAATGCATTAAATATTTGCATCTTTCATAGGATTAAAGTCTATTATCGAAAGTTCTTAAACGGGTTCCTAGGCTTTCCTGAGCTTAAAGTAGTGTTTCTGGAACCTCCAATATGCCTAAAGGGACTCATTTTTAAGTTACTATTTTTTGGTGAGTTCTCCAAATTGGTGTTCTCATATTCAGTTTTTCTAGCATAACCTCGATTAGAGTATTGTATTTTAGAAAAAGCAACCAGTGCTGCAAAGCTTACCAACCGGTCAACGTTTAAACCTTCCCTGTATGCTTGCATCTCTTTAAGTAGCATTGGATCTGGAATTCTCTCTACACCATATATTGTTTTTACAATTTCACCATCAGTTTTAGTAATATGGTCAAGCTCTTCTGTCAAAAAAGAAACAGCATAACTCAAAAGGTGTGTTTTAAATATACTACCTACGTTACGCCAACCATATTCCTGGAAGACGTTTGTGTTAGCACCCAGGTCTTTCAAAAATAAAATTTGATTCTTAGGAACCAAATAACGCTGTTTTCTTCGCGCAATCATGTGTTGGATAAATAAGGAAATGTTATTCTCTACTATAGTCCAAGCATTATACCATTCAATTATATTTTCTAATCGCTCGTGTGTCTTATTAAGATCATCAAATCTCCCACACCATACAGCTACTATTTTGTCTCGCTCAACATGACTTTCTACAGACCCATCACTTTTCTTTTTAGTAATCTCGATAGGGGTTTTATAAACTACAATAGAGCACAAAGAATCTGAAGTTGTGGTTTTACCTTCAGACACAGGGTCAACAGATGCATAATACATTCCAAATATTGCATTCTCAGCAGGTCTTTCGTACACTACAATTGTACCCTCTTTATCTGTAATTTTTGGAGACAAAGGAAATTCGCTAATAGGTAGTTTTCGTGATTCACGCACAGCAATCTTCCCATTTTCATCTCTGTATAAATCCACATGTTCAGTAAAATATTCTTTTTCTTCAATCCTTCTGAGCTGTGCATTTACTAAGTGTAATGGAAATATTGAAACCTTTCTGTTTGCAAAAGCTTCTTCAATATTAATAGGTTTCTGAGAAATACGAAGCTGATAATCTTGCGCTTTAAGCTTTTGCTTCCAATCTTTACGCTCTTCAATAATCATCTCTAAAGCTTGCTCAACAAGAGAGTTACCAAATTTGTCAATACATGGTAGCATTGACCACTGTTCAGGAATGAACAAACCACATTCAGCATATTCCCCATTCTCATTAAGAAGATTAGTACCGACTGCAAGGATATCTTTTGAATCAGGTTGTAGAATCATTTCTTTCAGCGGTTCACACTGATCTAAATCACCGACAGAACCAGCAGCTACAAACATTCCTGTATAAATCATACCGGACTTTAATGCTGGTAAAAGATATTCTATAGTTTTATCCATGTTAGGTGCAATACCAGCTTCTTCATGAAAAAACAGATTACAAGGACCACCGACACCATTTGTGGGATCTTTGTCAAGTGATAAACCAATAATTACAGAATTAAGACCTACGTCTTTCTTTCTTCCACCAGCATTGACTTCAATTTTCTGTTGCCAGTTAAGAATTTTATCAGGATTACAAGGTCTGTACCAAGCGGTGTGTTGATTTAAGAAGTTTCTGTATTCTTCCATAAATCTCCATGTTCCCTTTTCATTGATATAATCTTTTAATGACCCAGCCATTTTATTAATAGATCCTTCTTCAAACCAGAAGTTATTAATCATCTTGGCAGCATGAAAATAAGAAGATGCAATCTGACGTTTTTTTAGAATTGCAACATGCTTGAAACTATGTTTTGCAATTTCTTCATAAAGAGCCATATGATATTGTGCATCTCGAATATCAGGAAATGTAAATTTGCCCTGCTCTTTATTGTAAATGGGTAAAAAGTTTAACCACATGTAGTAGTCTCTAGTAAGGTACCACACCTTACCAAGAGGGCTTTTATATATCACACCCTTTCTGCACTTTACTTTTTCATTATTCCAATAGTCAATAAAATCTTTACTACGGAATGGTGCAACACAATACACTTTTTGATGATTAAACTTGTTAGCTTGATCATTAAAAAATCTAGAGGTTTCATCAAATGCATACTGTCCGGGTTCCTTAAAAATTGATTTAAGGAAATTTAAAAACTGTTCTTGGGTAGAATAACTAGTAGTACTCCACTCACCAACAGATGCGTCAAAGGTTGGTATGTCAATAAATGTTTCCAATTACTATTCTTTAACAGCTAAATCAACGTATTCTTCAATAACTAAAGGATCGCCTTCTGAACTATTTACTAGGTAAATCAAAGTGTCTATATCCTTTGATTTAACTAATGGGTATTTAGTTTTACCCGCACTCCAGTAAGCATTGTAATCTTCACGATGAATTATTGACCAAACTTGTGTAAAAGGGTTAAAATGGAATATCCAGTTATAAAAGCCATTGTTTAACATAAATTCTTAATTATTAAGATTTCTTAATCTAAATAAATAGGTCATCATGGGGATACCTTTTATTTTTTTTAATCGACTTGCGCAATAAGATATATAGTCCAAAGAATAGTCCCGAAACGCAATAAAAAATTATATCCGTAATCCAATAAGAACCGGTCATATCCATTACTATTTTGAATAAAGCATCGAATCCAAAAGGATTGAAAAACATTGCAATCATAAGTACTAATGTTGCTAATTTTTCTTTGTCTACTGTCACCTTCATTACTCATATTTATTTAATTTCGTTATACTATTGGTCATATGCAAGTTGCTGACCACCTCTTGCTGTACCTTTTTGCTCTTCCATAAGATCTTTATATGCACCTTTAAACGACATCCTTATTTGTTCAAACTTAGAGGCTGCATTTACCAGTGAATTAATATTACCATCTCTACCATGCTCAATAGGTGTGTTTTCCATATATCTTGCTAATCTGTCAAGCATTTGCTTTATACCCATGTATGCTCTATAAGTAGGTGTCTCATACAATTTTATACAAAAGGATATTGCCTCTCTTATAGTAGTGTCTTCAGTTGAAAACTCTGCATTAACCTCTCGAAGGATAAGTTCTTCCTTATCATTTTCAACAATGTCAAAGAAAGGATTCAACTCAGGATTAGGACATGTCATATAAAAAACATATGCATAAATTGACAAATAATCTTCAGGATACTCCTTATATATTTTTTTAAGTGTTTCCAAAACAAAGCAATGCTCTGTTGGAACTACTGTACCATTTTGGATATCAAACAGCTTGACCATACTTTTTTGTTAAAAGTTTATCTTTATTCATTTCATAATTTTTTAAAAGACTTATAACTTCATCTTTTAAATATGGCAATCTATATATCACTACTTCTTTTACTTTAGGAAAACCTTTTTCATCATAAATGATAAGCGGAAAGCCATGCTCATCTTTTTCGTCTTTTTCTTCAAACATTATATGATGAATTGTAAGGTCGCCGGGTTGAAGCTTGGGATTGTGCTTCATCACTATATACATGTATAAAGAAAGCTGAAGATTGTAATGATTTAAATTACAGTCATCTAAATGTGAAAGAGGATATTCCATTTTTTGTGAAATACCTTCCCAGTTACGATAACTTTCTTTTTTAATTTCTTTGTTTGTTTTGTAATCAGTGATATATACTTTACCATTTGCTACTTCAACCAAATCACTTTGACCACAAATACCAGCAGACTTTAGATATACCATGTGTTCTGGGTATATACCTTCTGTAAGTTTTTGCTCCGGAGCTACTTTATATCCCTCAGTATTTATAATAGGTGGAATTATTGCTAATTCTGTATTGTATCGTACAATCGTATTACATCCAAGCAAATCGTCTTCTCTTTGCTTATGATACCAGTTACCTAAAGATGATGCACGATCCGCTTCTTTTTTCCAAATAGCACGTATTTCTTCAGGTTTAATTCTATACCATTTACTTTTAGCATTCCGAGAAGACTTTTCAGAAATTACCTTTGGGTCAAAAGGTTGTTTATAAAAACTTAAAAGCGATGTAGCGCTTATCCACTTAATAGAATCACAATTATCAATAGAGTGATAAGAATGATCCGACTCGTTAAAAAATATTTCCATAGGGGTGTTTGGTTTTAAATTCCTAATTTTTGTTCAAGCTTTTGAGCTTCTTCATCTGTAAGCTCCGCTTTCCATTTACCTATCGGACAACTGCTTGATAAGCTTCTGGTTTTCCAAAAAAGCTTACAACCGCATTCCGCACAACAGGGTTGTGTACCTGGTACAAGACACTTGTCACCTTTTCTATCAATATGCTCACAACTATTGCATATGTACATTCTTTCGTCAGCAATAGATTCAACATCTTCTTTTGTAAATATTGAGTTTTTAATACCCTCAAATATTTGTCCTCTGTTCTTCCATGCTCGTATTATGCTGTTCATTTTTTCGTTGATTTTTTATTTTAGTTTTCTCCTGATCAAGAATTGTAACTTTTTCTTTTAAGTCTAAAAGTTTATCAAGTTGATCGTATTTCTCTTTCAGAATACTATATTGTTGTAATGTCTTTGGTGCACCTATGGCTTCAATTAATCTTTGAAGTCGAGCTATTTTATTCTCAAGTGACCAGGGTTTAACTATAAATGTTCCTAAATTGGGAACTTGAATATGCGTATGTTTTACCTGAGACATTTGATTATGCACATATTTCCAATACTGTACAATAACCGAATCAACTAACTCCTGATTCAGATTAAGCTTTTCCGCTGTCTTCTTTACTATTTGGTTTCTCTTGGTTGGTTTCAACTGCTAGAAAATTATAGTTTAGTAAAATGTTTCCCTTTTTTGCAACACTCAATGCATCTACAAGTCGGATGATTTTTTTACCCTTCCTAGACTTTATTACATATCCTCTCTTTTCAAGACTCACCATACGATTTCGCACGTTCTGTGAACGCACTTCTGGCTTTTCAGTATGCTTATATACAATACCAGAAGCACGATCACAGAATAATCGTAGTTCAATCGGTCCCCATAATCCTAACAATGTCAGAAGCTCCAAATCACTAGGGACAATGTTCTGTTTATTGAAGAACATTACTTCTGTAATGATTTGGTATTTAACCA